ACCCAGAGTTTAGTTCTGGTCTTTCAGTGCAAACAATGAGAGGTATTGCTGCTGCTAGTGTAGACCTCATGAGAGAGTTGAAGCTAGATACAAAGGGTGGTGACATCAGGATCACTGAGGCTATAGCCAACAAGCTGAGAGATGGAGAAGCCCAGGAAGTATTTACGATACTTAAAAATGTAAAAGACAAGTATGGTCTTTCCAAAGATGAGTTCTCTATGATCTACTTATCTGAGGTATCAAGAGCAGGTCAAACTCTAGGATTTCAAAGTGCTATAAAACGTGGTGCTAAGATAGATATGGATAAAGCATCTGATATAGATGTTTTATTTTCTAAGGGTGCTTCATCTATCAGCAGTCAAGATGCACAGGAAATATCTGCAGCAGCAGTTAGAAACTCTAAGGGTGGTGCTTATAAATTCTTGCAAGACTTAGACACCATGAGAATATCTTTCATGACTTCTCAACCTGCTACTACAATGCGTAACTTAACCAACGTAGGTATCCTCATTGGAACAGATGTGGTAGACCAAGTTAACAAGGCTATCTACAAAGGTCTTACTGGTGACGCATCTCAAATAAAAACTTTTATACCTAACATGACATCAGTTGTCAGAGGTCTTTCTTTTAACAACACAGAGGCTAAATTACTACGTCAAATTATGTTAGAGGAAATGCCAGAGCAATCCATGCGCTTGTACAACCAAGCCATGAGACTTGAGGTTGGTATGGAAAGCAGTGGAGTTTTAGCCAAGGTAGGTAGATTTGTGAACATGGCTAACACCCTTTCTGACTCTGTTTTTAAAGAGGGTATCTTCTACGGAAACCTAGAGAGACAGTTCAGAGATAAGGGTATGTCGATGTCTGACTGGTTGAGGTCTAACACAAAGTTAGAAGACCTACCAGAAGGGATAGACCTAAACCTCGCTGTCGATGACGCAAACAGACTTACCATGCAGAGAGACTTTAGAGGTGCTGACTCTGTGCTAGCAAGCACAACAAGAGGGTTAGTAAACTTAAATAGAAAAGTACCATTCCTGGTTTCAGCAGCAGCAGGTGTTCCCTTCCCAAGATACTTAGGTAATCACCTACAGATGGTATCTGACTACGCTCCTATTCTTGGAGAGATGTTACACAGATCAGGTCTGACTGAAGGTGCTAAAGATGATGCCACTAGGTATGCACGTCAAGCCACTGGAGCTATGATGCTGTTTGCAGGGTATCAGATAGCTAAAGATAGAGATGGTGAGGTTGACTACGGATCTATAAAGAATGAACTAGGAGCACAAGAGGATCTTAAACCTTTACTGGGTGCTGCCATGTTTCATATGTATCTAGGTGATCAAGCATGGAGAAAAGAGAATGGTCTTCCTACTTCTTTTGATAACACAGATCAGTTAAAAAGAGACTTGCAAGATGTTCTTGGTGGTATACCAGAATTTTCTTTTGACCTTGGTATTCCTGTTGCAATCTTAGATGCTGCAGCAAAACAAAAAATAACACCAGATCTAGAGAAAAAATTTGGAGATTTCTTTGCTACATTTACAATGCCAGGTGCGATAGCAAGAGACTTGATAGGACAAGCAGACTATGATCAAGCAGGTAATCCTTACACCAGAGAACTAGCAATCACAGATGATGTAAAGCTAGACTACAGTGGTGCTGAGATGACCAACAGAGCACTGAGGATGTTGCCTGATGTGAGATCTAGACAGTACCTACAATCTTTTAATGATGAGACAGACATTGCTTACTATGACTTTGACAACCCTGTAGCTAGAGGTAAAGTAAACCCTGCCCTAAAACAGATTACTGGTAGAACAGCAGAACCACCCTTGACATCACTACAAAAAGAAATGTCTAGGTACAATCTAAAGAACTGGCAGATATATGGAAGCACTGCAACAAAGAGTGCTAACGTTGATCTTGTGTTGAGAGAAAGACTAGCTAAGAAAATGTACAAAGACTTTGAAGACTGGAAGTCTAAAGCACCTGCTTCAAAGAAGTATGGAGAGATGACTTACGATGAGATTGTAGCCAGTGATAGTATCTCTAACTTAGACAAAGCCAATCTTCTTGAGGGTTGGATTAGAAAGAAGATAAGAAAAGAGAAAGAACAAGTCGAGGCTTTGTTTGATTCTTTTGTAGCTGAGAGTCCAGTAAAAGCTAGAGGCTACATCAGAAATAACTACATAATTTATTCTAAAGATAAAGAGGGTAAACAAAACCTAGACACTGCTGCACAAACCCTTGGGTTCAATACAGCAGATGAATACTTGGCTGAGTCTGAAACTATATCAGATGAATTAACAAGAAGAATGAAACTTCTAGCCATAGTCCCAAACATACGAGAGAACGAACCGTATGACTAAAAAGAAACCCCCAGGAATTAACTGGGGGTTTTTTAGTTTGTTATTTCTTTTTAGTATTTTTATACTTTATCATTTTGTCTGAGTAAGAGAAGGCTTCTTCAACTATCTCCTCAGACCTGTTATACTTACCAGAGGCAAGGAGTCCTGACAAGGCATGACCTGCAAAAAAATCGTCAGTCTCCACCTTTATCTGGGCAGTGTCTTTCTTTGACACAAACTCTTGGGCTTCTTGCTCAAGGGTTTTTTTATTATATTTGTTAGTCATTTATGTTTTTCTTTTAACGACTCTAACATCCTGGCAAGATACCACTGTGCTTTCTCTATATCTTCTACAGGATTAGTTTTATATTTGTGACGGTGTTGATACTTGATTACATTGCCATGACAGTAATCAATAAAGCCATCAATACCTAACACTTGTTTTATGTAGTCGATACACTCTATGCCATCGTCTGCATGGTTATAATGAAAAGGTCTATCAACTGGATTAAATTTAGAACTCATCTCTTTCCTTCCTGCTAAGTCTATTATATCTGATATAGAGTATTTCTCGCACTCTCCACAATGACCATCGTCATCTAATAGAAAGCCGCAGTTCTTACATTTCATAATGTCACTAGCTCTGCTTCTTCATAAGGAATATGATAGAACGTTTCAGACTTATGGACTCTTGCAAAGTCTGGTCTGTGATTAACGTCATCAGTCATCTGAGTTGCTTTGATCTTCCAAGCCTTATCATACTCAAAGTTAAACACGTAAAAGAAAAGATTTTCTATTTGATCTTTGTATTTATTTATTAGTCTTTTCTTTCTTCCTGGTATCCTAACTTCTTTCCAGGATGGAGGCCAACCACTATCGGGAAGAACATTGTAGTTCTTATCCTTTAGATAATCTTGACCCCACTGTGCTTTACGTTCTGCCTCATGATAATAAGTAACTCCGTCCTTTTCAGAAACTACATCAGCATAGTAATCTTCTTTAGAAGAAACTATCTTATGACCTTCAGCTAGTAGAACCTTTATCAACGCCTGTTTAGATGGTGTATCAACCTCATCATAAACATCCTTTTGAAATGGTCTAACGTAAGGTTTCATATTATACTCCTATATCTACTACCTCGCAGACATCACCAGTACAAGCCATTGTTTGACTTGATGTAGTAGTGTCTTCTTTTTCATACTCGCTGAGTCTAGACCAGTCAATACTTTTCGGCATAGTAGATAAAAGATTTTTATATTCTTCTCTATCTATTTCCTGGTACGGAGCTTGTTGATAGGTGTGTTCATTGTAAGGTAGGAAAGATACACCAGACATTTCATCGAAGTGTTCATATACAAATGTTCCAACCTCAAACCACTCATCTTTCTTGACGTTGATAGTCACAGATGGTTTATGCTCACACCAGTTTCTCTGGTACATCAACCACATATTAAGTTGATCAACAGCAGATAGATCGGATGTAACCACAGCCTTGTTAGGAGCTTTCACAGGAAACGAGAACACTGTTGTCTGGTCTGGTTTAAATACATCAGGCTCACTAGGAATACCTTGATCCTTCATGAAGGTGGTAAGAGGGTCTTTGTTATCTCCTCTAACGGTTCTAATGTAATAAGGTGAATGACGTGCATGGATACCAGAGGCAGAGTCAACCAACTGTGAGACTGTGCCTGATGGTTTAACACAGGTGATAGCTGCTGATTGTGGAATACCAAGACGATCAGCCCACTCAGCGTTAGTAACAACAGCAACATTACGTAGATTTTCAAGTGTTTTATCCAGTCCTTTATTTTTTGTAGTCATTAATGGGTTGTCCATTATCCCTGTGAGTGACACACCCAACAGACGCTCCTCTTCTGTATTCGTTGTCCACACCTTCCGCAAGTATGGAAACTTGGTGTATGTTGATTGTATCGTACCCAGAATAGTAGCAAGTCTAACTTTTCTAGCAATATCATCCACGTTATCTGTAGCCCTAATAACAACTTCTGTAAGGTTGCAGAATTGATACGGTCTAAGAATAATCTCAGAACATGGGTTAGTTCCAAAGTCATAGTCAGCAGCACGTCTGCCATTCTTTGCAGCTTGTTTCTTAGCTGCTTCCCGATTGAAGATACCACGTTCACCACTCCCTGATTCGACTAGTGCCATCCACTCACGCATGAAAGATAGGCTGTCTGGTTTTTCTGTGTACGACACACTGTTGTTAGCCAAGGCACGTTGAGGTTCGTTATCCCACCAGTTACCAGACTTAGCGTGACGCATACGATCATCACTGAGGTTAGACAAAGAGATCATAGCACTGCGTCTAACACCACCTACAACTACTATCTCTCCGATCTTACACATTAGATCGTGACACTCTATTGAGGATAACTTACGCCCCTCTGCTTCTTTAAATAGTTTGACTGCAAAGTTGAATAGATCCACAAGAGGAGCAGGGCCAGAGGCTCTACCACCAAATGTTTTGAGTCTCGCACCTGCAGGTCTAACCCTGCTTACATCCCACAATGGAATCTCACCTGCCCAAAGGAGTACCAGTAGTTGTCTAAACGCCTTAGCCCACCCTTCCTTGCTGTCCTTTACCACAATGGTAGTATCACTCTGGAAGAGTTTAGGAATTTCGGGAAGCTTGCTAATGAACTGCCTCTCGACACTGAATCCAACACCAGTACCACAGAGGAGGATGAACATAGCCTCATCGAAGGACTTTGGGTCATCTACAGGTAAGTAACTACAGTTGTACCCTGCTGTGTTGTCTCTGTCTAAAGCTATACCTGCTGTCATCATGGCTCTCATGCTAGGCATAACTTCCAAACCTAGTATAGCCTGTTCTATTTCGTTAGCTGTCTCTGTGTCTACGACTGGTCTAACTACATTCTCAACGTATCTCCCCACTGTCTCAGGCCAGGACTCTCTGCCCTTACCATCAAAGTACTTGGCGTAGCGTGATGTGTGAATAAATGATTGATAGTCTGTTGGTAAGTAGTTGTTCATCTATAATCTCCCGATCCTTTTATTTTATTTCTTTTCTCTCTGCTGTCTAGCTTTTGCATATTCTTTTTTATAACGTCTTTTAATTTTATATCTAGCGCATTTAACAGGGCTACATAGTAAAAGAAAAAATCCCCTGCTTCAAGTTCAACACCATCTTTGTCCAGTGGTGTGTTATCTCTTACATGTTTCTTTATCTTCTCAAAGAACTCACCAACCTCCCCAATAAAACCCATAGTGTTTTCTAATAATCTTTTTTCACCAGTGGTTACAATCTTGTTTTCAACCCACTCTGCATAATCAGATAGGCTAATTTCTTTAACCTCATCAAAAGCATCAAAGTATCCCATGTCTTCTAAGTCTTGTCGTGTTAACATTATTTTTCCTTTACTTCTATTTCAATCATTTCAACATCGTCTATATCATAGATGGTATCTGATACAACTTGTTCAAGTCCTATCGCAGCACCATCTTCATCTGAGGCTATAAAGTTAGCGTCAGGGTCTAGCTTTAACAGCATTGTTATTTCAAACAACACAGGAACCTCCAAGTTATAAGAATTAAATTAATTCCGTCAAGATTATTCTTCTAGCCATTCATCAGGAATTATTTTATCTGCGTATTTAAAACCATGACGTTTACACCAGTCAGCGTAACAAGACTTAGCCCCTTTGTATAACTTAGCTTTGCTGTTCTGAAATACAAAACGTAAATCTAAGTCTGGGTACTGTTTCTTTATCTCGACATGTTTGCGTCTATCGTTAGATACAAAACGTCCTTTGGTTTCTATGACAATACCATTACTTAAAACAAAGTCAGGAGTATAGTGGCGAGTTCTAGTGTCTAGCCACTCTATACGTTCTTTCTCGTAGGTAAACTCAACACCTTTTTCTTTTAAGTATTTAGCTGTCTCATCCTCAAAGCCAGAACGATACCCTGCTCTGAGTGCTGCCTCTTTAAATCTTTTCCTGGTCATTGTAGGTAAGATCCTCTGGTACATTTGGTTTCTTAACTACGTCTATCAGATAAGCATCGTAATTGCTATACACAAACTTCCTGGCTTCAGGCCAACACTTCTTCTTAAAGTCACAGAAGGTACAGGCTTTTGGTAGCTTTGTGTTAGGACTGTTTGCGGAGACAGGAACAGGATCAAAAGGACGGTCAGGTATTTTACCTTTCACCATCTTCTTTACAGTGCCTATCTCTTTTTCTTTTTGTTCTAACTCTTTCGAGAAGTCATAGACATCCAGGCAGATTGTTCCGTTGACTTTATCAACAACAAGAAAAGCCCCATGTGTTTTGTTTGTTACGAGTGGATCATCCTTTGCAGCATAAACATAGGAACTCAACTGGCTGATGTATCCGAAGGGATCATCCTCACGTAAGTTACCCTCTGCAAATTTCTTGAATGAGTAGGGAGAGGCAGACTTAACATCGACTGTCATACCATCAATCACTGCGTCTCTGTGACCTGCCATGTTACCAATAAACATGCGGTCTTGTTCCCCTGTCACCTCATGACCAGAGACTTTG